TTTTATGGCATCCATTAACCACGAACCACCTTCACCCTTAACACCCATTTTTTTCAATAAATTAACAATTTCATCTAATTTTTCTATTAAAGTGCTTCTAAATTCTTCCTCTATAAGAGATTTTTCTCTTTTAATTTCTGCATTTTCACCACCCATTATTCCAGGTAATTGAAGCCGTTCGGTTGGTGCTTTTTCTGCTTTTGCAGAAACAACGGAATTTATTTGATCTGCTTTTTTAAATGCTCTAAGAGCAACTTGTTGTATATTTGTTATTATTTTTTTAGACCACTCTATGAACGATCTAAACAAACCCAAGCCCATTCTTTCAAACCCACTAAAATTTTTATTTGTACTTGTAGTAGATTTTTGAATTACATCGGAGAAGGGATTTTCGGATGAATCTCTTTCTCTTCTTGCTGCCTTTTTTTGTCTTGGTTTTTTCGCTGTCGATCTACCGGAAGTTAATTTTTTAATACCAGAAGAAATACTTCCCGCCAACTCCATACCACGACTAGCAACTTTCCCCATGACGCTACCTTTTACAGAATCGCTTGCTTTTTCTGTAAAATATTTTGCTGCTACTGTGCCTAGAGTTGACATTTATTTTCTTTTCTGCTTTCTTATTAGTTCTTCTCTTTTTTTATTTAGTTCTTCCATATGTTTAATTAACAAATTAATATATACATTTCTTTCCCACGGTATCATATTTTCTATTTCAGTTAGGCTGTATTTGTGCTCCTGTACCAGTATAAAATTGGTTTTATACAAATTAGTAAGAGTTTCACAGGACAGCCCTATCAAAAAAAATCCATGAATTTGTCTATTATTACTTTTACATTTTTATTTGTATACGGGGAAAGTGCTTCTGCTTCATAATAAATGGAAGGCATTGTTTCAAAAAACTTACCTAATTTTTCATACATTTCTTGAGTAAATTGATCTAAAAATTCTTGCAATTCCTTTGGTGTATAATCTTTTGCTTCATATACTGTTTCTTTGTCATATATTTTTTCTACGCAATTTGTTAAAACACCAAACCCATTTTCCAATACGGATTTATTTTGATCCATAGAAAGTATGGTTTCCACATTTGGATATTTCATTTGTATTGCTAAATTATTACCAAACTTTATCAGTGTTTCATGTTTTGGATTCTTTTTAACAATTACTTTAGCAAGATTGACATCAGTTTCAAACTTCTTTTTTGCTTCTGGATCGTTTACATTTACTTTAATAATTTCGCCTATTGATTTTTCTCTCAATTTTAAGAACAAATACTCAACATCAAAAGATGGTAATTTTTTGATGTCTAGTTCTTCCAAAACACAATTACTTATTACTTGCTCTAAGGCATGTAAAATAGTTTTATTGTCATTTGATTCTGCCGCCATCAACAGAATTTTTTCTTCTTTAACAAGAAATGGTCTAAATTTTATTTTTTTACCATTTGAAGGCAAAACAGTTTCGTAAATAGGTACATCAATCTTTGGTAAGCCCATAGTAAATCTCCATTATAATTTTTTATATTCGTAATCTTGATATGAAAAAGTCACAGTTTGTGAATGAAACGAATCACGATCTTCAAAACTGTATGACGCGGCACCAACATCTGTTATTACACATGTGAAAAATTTTAATTCAAATTTTGGTTTATGATCTTCCGAAGAATGTGATTTAAAAATTACTTCTCCATAAACATCTTGTAAATATTTTACAAAATAATTACCACCACTTGGATCTATTACGTGTTCTAAGTAATCATTTAATTGTTTTAGTAATGTCCCACCACGATCTACTCTAAAATTAATTGTAATTGTTTGACCTGGTAGTCTTGTATATGGTACTTTTAACAAAGGTTGGGAATTGTATTGGTAATCAGCAGTACCTATTGTTAGATTTGGTAAATCTATAGACGTTACTTGGTATTGTCTGTTTGAATCTATTTTTTGTGCAAATCCAGAAAATTCAACAGTAAATCTATTTGGTCTAACTCCTCCACCATATGATGGATTAGTTAAAATTTGAAATGCTTGTTGAACATTTACGTTATTTAATGCCATTTTTATTTACTTCTTTTGTTATTTCGCTGTACAGTTTTGATGGCGATATTCCCTTGAACACTGGTAAAAACGCTAGATAAGACCATTCTTTTGGATTTGTTAATTTAGGCTTACCTACTATGTTTTTAACTGTATATTTGTTTACTGCTGTGCCCATATATTTAGCAAAGATTTTTTTATTTAATAGCGAAAAGATTTTTAGTCTTGTTTTTTGCAAGTTTTGTTCTTTTTGATCAAATAGCAAAGCGTTCATCATCAAAATTAATTTTATACGATCAAGTGGAGGAACATAGTGTAAGTTTAATCCTATAATGTGATTACCTGTGATTTCCAAGACAATTACTACTGGATATCTATCATAAAATTTAATTTTTGAATTAGAAGGTTTGTACCTAAAAAGCAAAACTTGTCCTCTCAATTTTCGTACTGCATTTCTGCTTTTATCCTTTGATAAGGATTCATAGTCGGTGGGTTTACCAACTTTATTCTTTCTAATTTCATTCAAAGACTCCCTGAACCACTGCACAGCATTTGTTTGTTGTTTATCCATCTGTTTCTTCTTCTGATGGTTCTTTACCACCAAACAATTCTTTTTCAGTAATAATTTTAAATTTCCAATTTCTTTTAGTTGCAAATTGTTCAGCAAATGCCCATTTTGATTTATTAATTTCCCATTCAACCACTTCTTGTAAATAACCTTTTGTTATTTTTTTCTTTTTTGCTGGTTGTGAGCACTTTCTGTGTGGTTTAATTTCCACCATGTAGGTTTGGACTGTACCATTTTGCTCGCGGACCTCTATAACAAAATCTACAAAATAACGGTGGTATTTTTTATCTACTGGTGATATGTAAGGTATTGCTAATTCTTCGGAAGACCATTGTACAATATTGTTTGTATTATCACAAAATGTCATAAATTTTCGCTCCCAAAGAGAGCGATAAATGATATTTGTTGGATCTCCTCTATATTTGGAGGGGTTCTTTGGTTTAAATTTACCTTTATATGACATACATAGTATTTAGAAAAGGATTAAATAAATGGGTAAAATAGTCAACTTAATACCACCATTAAATCGCGGCCGCGGAGGAGGAAACATTTACTCCGAATTAAAAATACTGTCACCAACAAGTTTTAAAGTTACCGATGTAAATGGCGGTGGTGGATCATATTTGCTTCCAATTCCAAAAGAATTAAACGACATATTTGTACAAGACTGGCAACAAAAAGAACTTGGGCAGAGTCTTATTGATAGCCTTATTACAGGAGGAAATGCCGGAGCTGGGGCAGGCAGTTCCGGAAACATTGATCTGATGGTTCCAATTGCACAAATTGTTCAAGAAGCTGGAGTTTTAGCTGGTGCGGCTGCCCAGGCTCAAAGAAATGCAGGATTGGCAAAAAACAACGTAAATACTTTGCTTTTCCAAGCCAGCGGAATGCGTACATTTCAATTTTCTTGGGATTTAATTCCAACAAATGCAGCAGATGGTGCAAAACAGCAAGCCATGATAAAAGAAATTAGAAAAGCAATGCATCCGGAATTGTCTTCAAATATTTCTTTTGTTTCTCCCAATTTATTTGCTTTTAGTATTACTGTTTCTGGTACAAAATTAATAAAAACTTTACCGTGTGCTATGACAAATTTCAACGTCAATTACATCGGATCAAATATAGCAGCATTCCATGAAGACGGAACACCAGTCCATACAGTAATAACAATAGAATTACAAGAAGTTACACTAAACACAAAACAATCTATAAAACAACTTTACGGATAAGGCTAGTAATGTATTTTAATAAACTAGGAACAACAGAATACAATAATGTCACCATACCAGACATATTAAAAAGAATAGTCATAGGGCAGGATGCTTTAACCAGTGAATTGGTTGAACAATACACCATTGCTGAAAATGAAACACCGGAAAGTTTGTCTTTTAACTATTACGGTAAAGTAGATTATTATTGGGTTATAATGCTTATCAACAATATTAAAAGTAGATTTTTTGATTGGCC